CATCGCTTTTCCGCTCTCCGGGTTGCGTAGACCCCTACTTTTTGACAGGAAATGAGGTGAGTTGCATGAAGATGATCACGGAAGAGTCCGAAATCAAAAGACTTAGAAAGATTTACAAGGGACTTTCAAAAAATCAGATGGCAGTCTGTGACGGACTGATTGTGCAGGCGGCTCGCCTCCGCGTCAGGCTCGATCAGCTGTGGGCCGACATCCAGGAAAAGGGCGAAACGGAGATGTTCACGCAGAGCGAGCGCACGGATCCGTATGAGCGCGAGCGTCCGGCAGCCAGACTCTTCACAGCGACGGACAAAAACTATCAGAGCATCATCAAACAGCTGAATGATCTGTGCCCACCGGATCAGGAAGAGGATGACCTCGAGGAGTTCCTGAACCGTGGATAATTACATCCTCGCTTATTACCAGGGGATCCAGAATGGATCTATCGTCGTGGGCAAGTGGATCCGGAAGTTGTACACGAAGATTGTCCGCGGCATTGAGGATGGCACCTATCTTTTCAACCAGAAGAAAGCCAACAACGCGATCAACTTTATTGAGAAATTTTGCCATCACAACAAGGGCAAGCTTGCTCCCGGACGGATCACGCTGGATCTCTGGCAGAAGGCTTTTATCTCATGCCTGTTTGGCATTGTGGATCCGAATGGCAACCGGCATTTCCGTGAGGTGGTTCTGGTCGTTGGCCGGAAATGCGGCAAGACGCTGCTGGCCGCCGCGATCATGACTTATATGGTCTTCGCTGATGGTGAGTACGGTGCAGAACTGTACTGTGTCGCTCCGAAGCTGGACCAGGCTGACCTGGTCTACTCGGCATTCCAGTTCAATGTCGAGCATGAACCGGCTCTAGATAAGCTGATGAAGCACCGGAAAAATGACTTGTTCATCCAGAAGACCAACAGCACGATCAAAAAGATTGCCTTCAATGAGAAGAAGGCGGATGGTTACAATCCGCACATGACCACGGCCGACGAGGGATCCAGCTGGCCGGGTGAGCGTGGCCTGAAACAGTGGGAGGTTATGGTATCCGGTACCGGTGCCAGAGAGCAGCCCATCACGCTCATGATTTCATCCTCTGGCTATGAGAACGACGGCATCTATGACGAGCTTGTTGCACGCGGTACTGCCTTCCTGAATGACGACAGCCGCGAGACGCGCCTGCTCCCGTTGCTTTACATGATCGATGATCCGGCCAAGTGGGATGACATCAACGAACTCCGGAAGAGCCTTCCGGGCATGGGTGTGAGCGTCTCCGTGGACTTCATGCTGGACCAGATCAACACTGCATACCAGAGCCTCAGCAAGAAGATCGAGTTTTTGACCAAGTATTGCAATATTAAACAAAACTCGACTCAGGCATGGCTCAACTCCCAGAGCGTGATCAAGTGCACCGGCGATCCTCTGACGCTGGAGCAGTTCCGCGGATGCTACTGTGTCGGCGGTATCGACCTGTCCCAGACGACAGACCTGACGGCCTATGGCATTATCGTCGAGAAAGACGGTCAGCTGTATGCCATCTACCATTTCAATCTGCCGGCGGCACGGATCAAAGACGCGATTGCTCGCGACGGTGTGCCGTATGACATTTACATGCAGCGTGGTCTGATCAGTCCTTCCGGCGAGAACTACGTGGACTATCATGACTGCTTCCGCTGGTTTGTGGATCTCATTGAGAAATACGAGATCTATCCGCTTGCGATCGGGTACGACAAATACTCTGCACAGTACCTTGTGCAGGAAATGGAAGCATACGGCTTCAAAATGTCCGATGTTCGCCAGGGCGAGAACCTGACCGGCATCATCAATGAGACTCAGGGACGTTTCGACGATGGATCCATCCACATCGGCGATAACGACCTGCTGAAAATACACTGCCTTGACTCTGCAATCAAAGTCAATGCGGAAAACGACCGAAAGAAACTTATTAAGCTCAACCGCAAATGCCACATTGACGGCATGGCGGCGATCCTGGACGCAATGTGCATGAGAGCCTGCTTCCATGACGAATTGGGCGAGCAACTGAGGAATGTGGGGTGATACGATGGGACTCTTTGACAAACTGTTTGGAAGGCTGCCGAAGCCGAAGGGGAAAGACCAGGGGTACTGGCAGTCGCTCACCGCGTACACTCCTGTTTTTCAGGACTGGAGCGGAGAGCTATACGAGAGTGACTTGGTTAGGGCCGCTGTTGATGCCAGAGCGCGTCACATGTCCATGCTGACCGTGAAAATCAGAGGTTCAGCCCGGCCCAAACTGCAGACGCGGATGCGGATCGCTCCGAACAGCTGGCAGACGTGGAGCAAGTTTCTGTATAGGATGGAAACAATCCTGTGCATGCAAAATACTTGCTTCCTGGTGCCGGTGATCGACGACATCACGCACGACACAACCGGCATCTACACGATCCTGCCGAGCCGGTGCGAGTTTGTGCAGTACTCCGGCGAGCTGTATCTGAGATACACCTTCTCCAATGGTCAGAAGGCCGCAATTGAGTTTTCCAAATGCGGTATCCTGGTCAGGCATCAGTACAAAGATGACTATCTCGGAGAGAAGAACACGGCACTGTCGGACACGATGGACCTGATCAATCTGCAGCATCAGGGCATCAGTGAGGCAATCAAGAATTCCAACACCTTCCGGTTTATGGCGAGATTGTCCAACTTCGCAAAGCCAGAAGACCTGGCTAAAGAGCGGAAGAGGTTTACGGAATTCAATCTGAAATCCGACGGCGGCGGTCTGCTTCTGTTCCCGAACACCTACAACGACATCCGGCAGGTTGAGTCGAAATCGTATGTGGTGGACGCTGAGACACAGAAACAGATTCAGACCAATGTTTTCAATTTTTACGGCGTGAATGAGAAAATCATCCAGAACACCGCAACCGGCGACGATCTGGATGCTTTTTATTCCGGCGCGATCGATCCGGACTGCAAACAGTTTGAAGAAGTCGCGACACAGATGCTTTTCTCCGAGCGTGAGCAGGCACAGGGATCCTGTGTGGATGCCACTGCCAACCGCCTGAAATGGCTCCGCACGACTGAAAAGATTGCCTTGATCCAGCAGATGGGCGACCGTGGCATGATCCTCATCGATGAGGGCAGAGCCTTGCTGGACTGGGAACCGCTCCCCAACGGACTCGGACAGAAGATTCCGATCCGCGGCGAGTACCACTTCCTTGGAGAGGAGGATCCTGACGATGAGCAGGAAGAACAGACTGATCCCGGCTGAAGGCACGCGCGAAACGCGTGTTTTTAATTTCGCCATGCGTGCGGAAAACAACGAAGCGCACGGCGATCACATCACCGGCCGGCCGATTGTATATGACACACCCACAGAGATCCACACCTACTTCGGCGATTATACCGAGTATATCGACCGTGGTGCGCTGGATGGTGCGGATCTCACCGACATCTGCCTGTTTGTGAATCATGATGACATGATGATTCCTCTGGCACGTTCTCGCAATAACAACGAGAACAGCACGCTGCAGTTCACCGTAGGCGACGAGGGTATGGACATCCGGACCGACCTCGACACCGCACGGAATGCAACTGCATCCGAACTCTTTTCTGCTGTTGACCGCGGAGACATTACCGGTATGTCTTTCGCGTTCATCGTGTCCGGACAGAAATGGGAGCGGCTCGACACCGACCATCCTGTCCGTCACATAACTGCCATCAGCCGCGTCATTGAGGTGTCGGCTGTGACATGGCCAGCTTATGAAGCCACATCCATTGAAGGACGCGATGAGTCCCGAACACTGGAGAGTGCCGGGGCCGCACTGGAGAGTGCGAAAAAGGCGTTCGCAACGGAGCAGCGGAATAAGCAGATTGCACTTCTCAAACTTATTTTGGAGGTATGAATTATGAATCGTGAACAGATTAACGCACGTCTTGCGGAAATCCGCAGCATGATCGCAAATCCCACCGAGGACATGGACATCGCGGCTCTGACCGAGGAAGTCCGTTCCCTCAAGGCTCAGCTGGCTCTGATCGACGCAGTCGAAGACACTGCCGCTGAGAATCGCTCTGCCGTGGCCAATGGCGCAGGCACTCCCGTCGCCAACCTGGCTGACCAGGCTCAGGCCCGTGCGGCCGCTCCTGCCGTTTCTCCCCGTGAGACTCGCGCTGCCGACTTCG